ATGTAGCAGAGTTTAGCATGGGTCTCGCAATACGCTCTACGCGATATCGTGTCCCCGCAAAAAATCGGCTTCGTCATGTCGTCGTTCATGATGTACCGACAGCTATCAATCTTCAGTCGGGTGATTTCATTATCAAACCGAACAGTAGTCGGTTTTTCTTTTTTGATAATTACAGCCGGGCGCTCTCTCACATTCATGCCGTCGCGCCTTGCACGAAAGATGTGGCCAGCGACCGCGCCTCTTGTGATGCCAAGCTCTTTGGCGATCTGGTTCGTTGTGTACTTCTTGTTCCAGAGTTCCAATATTTCTTTGATCATGTTGGTCTCGTTGGCTGGTTGGTTAGAGTGGGGGCTTAAGCCCCCTCCTCCTTCACGACGGGTGCGAACTTCTTCGCGAATTCCGCTATGTCATCTTCTATCGTCGGAATCCTGTTAGAATTTCCATGGCATGCAAACTGCGCCGAGAACGTCATGTAGTTGACGCCGTCGATGTAGTTCTCAGGATTTGCAGGGTCCACACGGCGACGGGCAAGCTTCAGTGCTTCCATGATCACGGTGACGTCGTACTTGTTGTACTCGCGGCCAGTCATCAGCGTGGCAAGCGCAGCCACGGTGTCGAACATGAATGCGATGTCACCATACTGCTTGCCGCGCTCGTTGTAGGTCGAGGCAGCGTGGCGAAGGATGTCTTGGCTGTTCATTTTGTGCTCCATTCTTTGATCTTGCCGATGTACCGGCGGTTAAGTGCTATAATCCCGTGGTTCTCGTACTTGTTTTGCTCGTTTGGGTACCACTCATTCACAATGATAAAGTCTGTCTGATTAAGGTCTTCGACGATATCAGCCATGGATTCCACGGGATATGAACATATGATCCTGTGAACCAAGTTCGTTACAGACTGCTCGTCCTTCTTAGGCCTCACAGGCATATTCATGATGATCTCAAACATCATTTCTGATTCTCCATATTCTAACTACCTCCTCTTGAATGTACGGCCTTATCGAGGCCGGTAACTGTTCCAGCGCTGCCTTTCTCAGCGGCTGGTCTAACTTCAGGATCTCGCATGCGCCCTGATAAATCTGAATGCGACACGCGGACTGAATAGCAGGCTGGGCAAGTTCGTATGGCGCTCGCCCAGACATGATCTGGTTAATCTGTTCGCTTGGACGAGTAGTGTTTGTCCAAATATTGGATGAATGCTTCTTCCGCCGCATCCGCTCCCAACGCCACGCAGGCGAAGCTCCCTAGCTCTTGAGCCGCAAGCAGGTATTCCATTTGGTCCCTCTGCCACACGGACTTCTTGTGATCTCGACGTTTCAGCTCGCACACAAAAGCTGGCGAGCCGGGTATGATGATATCGCACGCGCCGCTGGTCATGCCTTCCGCTTTTTGGTGCGATACCTGAAAGTGACTGCGCTTTCCCTCGTTGCGCGGGTGCAACGCGATGCGTCCCCAAGTGTCGGGGTACTTCTTTCTGATGCGAGCAAAGAACGTAACTTGCTCAACCGCCTCGCTCGGGCAGTCGCCACGATACGCCTGATCACCGAAGATGGGTATGTCATTATGGAGCTTCATCGACCTTCTCGTTGAATGCGTAGACCTTGTAGAACTGGCTGTCGTAATCTTTTTTGTATGTGATCGTGCGCGGCTTTTCGCCGTTCAACCTGTTGAACATGCCGCCCAACGCATGCTGCCACTCAGCGATCCAGAACGGAAACTTGCGATGCGGCGTCACCACATCAACCCTGATCATCGGCTTGCCATTGCGACTGACCGTCGGCTTTGGATACCACGCAATAACCTCGTCACATTGCATCTGTGTCGGGTCTTTCTTCTTGTTCTCAAATGCCAGCCTTAGCTTGTCATTCGGGTCCACAAGCTCGTGATCGCACGCATGACAGTGTCGCGCAGCAATATCGTTTTCGCTTTCACACTGCGGGCACTTCTTGAAAGTCCATCGGCCAGAGCACTGGCGCAGTTCGTTGCCCAACAAGTGAACCGCTGTACAGCGGCGGCCGAAGTGAGCCGGGATAGGGCCGAACTCACCTTCAAGCGTGTTGCCGTCCAGATCGACAAAATAGCCATACCGGCTAATCCCATACCCGTCAGGATTAGGCCGCATACGAAATACGTTGCGCGTTTCGCATGTTGAACAAATGCATTCCAGATTTTCCGCATCGTTTTTACTCTTTTTTGATTCAATCGTAGGGTCGAAGATATCACCATCTGGGCAATGCCGATCAATGTTCTCCGCATAATCAAGCACGAGGCAATTCTCTTTCCCCTCATGCAGGCGCAGCCCGCGCCCTATGATCTGCTGCATCAGGCTGGCCGATTCCGTCGCACGCAGCATGGCGATCACATCAACATGCGTGGCGTCAAAGCCCGTGGTCAAAACCGAGACGTTCACGATGTACTTGATCTCTTGTGCTTTAAACCGGCGCAGAATCTCCTCGCGTTCTTTCTTTGGCGTCTCACCCGTTACGATCGCCGACAGCTCTGGCGGCAGGCTTTCCAAGCATTCATTGGCATGGCGCACAGTCGCCGCGAAGATCAGCACGCCCTTGCGGTCCTGCGACTGAGCCACAATGTCGGCAATGATCCGCGCCGTCTTGCGCCCCTGACCATGATATGCGCGATCCACGTCTTCCTTGTTGAACTGGCCCATGCTGTTGAGCTGCATGTTCTTGGTGCTGTAGGCGTCGGCGTTCAAGCTGCCCACGACCGGGGGCGTCAGGTATCCCTGACCGATCAGCTCATGCGCCGTGATCCTGTACACGCAGCGAGTGAAGAAGGCGTTCTCGCCGGCCTTGCTGCCATCTTCCCACTGTTTGAACACATAGCCACTGCCAAGCCGATAAGGCGTGGCCGACATGCCCACAACCCGCATATTCGGGTTCGGGATTTTACCAATGATCTTACGGATCGTCGGCGTAAAGCCATGGCACTCATCAATAATGATCATGCCAATCTCTTCGCCAAAGCGCTCAATGCTGTTCAAAACAGTCAGCGGCGTGCCAAACACCACTGGGTGCTCGCGGCACTTGATGCCAACGCTGGCTGAGAAAAACGATGCTTCTTCGGGATATTTGCTGTGGTTCTGCTCGACCAGCTCTTTAGAGGGCGCGATGCAAAGCACATGCTTGTTGCTCATCGCCCGCACTGTTCTTGCCAACTCCGCGATGATGTGGCTCTTGCCCGCGCCTGTGGCGGCCTCGATCATGCACGGCTCCGTGGTCTTGCGGATCCATGCAATGATCTTGTCGTGGGCTTCTTGTTGGTAAGGACGTAAGGTCATGGCATGTACTTCGGCGCAGCAGGGAGCGGCATCCAATGATCTGGTTTAATTTCTGCGCCACCTGTTTCTAAAAATTTGTTGTCATTCCAATGAGCGACGTACATGTCACCGTTTTGAACGCATAAAAATTTATGACCATTGCGTGGCGCAGAATAAATACTTCTCCACTTCAGCCAAGACTGATTTTTGAGATACGGCTTGTCATATTTTTTGAGAGCGTATTTCAATTTCTCAATAGCGTTTTTCTTTGAATACGCTTGAGCTAACTTAATTTCTGGATCAATTGTTGCAAAAGCCGACACAACATCACCATAACTTACGCCTTGGTCGATGAGTATTATTGCTTTTTCAAGATGATCTTCGCGCCAAGATCCATAGTTTTTTTTGAATTTGGTCATTTTAGTTACTCACGAATCTGGTCTCGTTGGTTGGGCTGTGAAACTTATACCAGCAGCAATTGTCTTTGCCAACAGCATTTCCAAACCATTTTACGCGGCCTACCGAGACCACCAAATGGCACCTGTTCAGGTACGGCCGAGCTTGTTTGGTGAACATCCAGTCCGCATCAAACAGGAACCAAGTCGGGCGCAGCATGGAGCAGCGCTCAATCAGCTGGTGAAGGACAGGCCGCGCCCATGGGGGATTGGTGATGATATGCGTGGCTCCGGCCACATCTTCATGCGACAAGAACGCCGCATCATGGTGCGTGTACGGTGACCCGGCATCAGCATCGTAAGACGCAACACAGCGATGACCGTGCCGCTCCAAATGGGCGATAAGGTGCCCCTGACCAGCACATGGCTCACAGAACTTAGTTTCGACCGGGAGATGCGCCAGCAATGGCAGCACCGCCTCGTAAGGGGTGCTGTAAAAATCCATTGGCTTACGTTCAAGATCACTTCTCTTTCCCATTGCTCAACATCCAATACTCGCTGCCCTTGCCACGGTACGGCTCGACGTCGAAGTCGGGCAATTGTTCCTTGACGATTGTCGCGTAAGCCACGTTGCCGGCCTTCTGAACGAACGTCAGCTTGCGGGTGCCGAACATCGCGTTCTTATTGCCGGCGATCTCGACCAGCTTCGCCAGAAGTTCTTTCTTGCGTTCTTCATACAGCTTGATCGCTTCGACCGTGTCGTCGTACTCCGCAAGGATCTGCGGCGCGTTGAACTCAGCCCGCTTCGGCGCAAGATGACGTTCCGGGTGCTTGATCTCCTCAAGGTACGCCTCGTAGAACTCCTTCAAGCGCGGCAGCATGTTGTTGATGAACTGCTCGTCGCGGTTCACAACCTCCAACTGCGTCTTGCCCGGCGACCACTGGTAGAAGTCGCAGAAGTCCCGTTCCGTAATGAACATCTGGACCTGCATCTGCGCATAATAGTGAAGTTGTTCCAGCGCCGTCTTGAAGCGGCCCTCGCCCTTGCGCATGCTGTAGGGGCACTTGAATTCAACCAAGCCATTGCTGCCGATCAGGCCGTCAGGCGAAGCGCCCAGCCAGTGCTCATATTTGTAGAAACCGCACAGCTCGACAGTGCTGCCTGTTTCCATTTCATACTCAACGCAAGCGCCGGGCTCGTTCAACGTGCCCCACTCCGTTGCTGCATTGCCTTTGAATTCTGATTCCGCGCCGTGATATTCCCGCACCATGCGGCGCATGACATCATCTGGCGACATGAACGGAGAATAGCCCAAAATCGCGCCAACGCTGGACCCTGTGATGCGGCCTTCGCGGGCCTTGAACCATTCCTTACTGCGCTGTTCCATTATTCGTTCTCCTTAATACCTTGCGGGCGATCTCTTGCGGCTCGCCGAATGGCGCTGTTTGTGTGATCAGAATCAGAGCAGCTTCCAGTTCCTCAACGCGCTTCTCCGCGCTTTTCTCGCCCTGCTTAAATGCCCACATGTAAACGAGCGTCAGGTCGTCCTGCTC